CAGCAGCACCCACGGCAACCTTCTTCCTACCCGAGCCGACGCGGACTCCATTCTCCGCGTCGGCTTTCGTTTTCGGTGAGCCAATCATCAGTGCAGCAACGCCAACGTCGGCGTAACCTTGATGACATCGTTCGTAGCGAGGACGACTGCCAATCCATCATCGAAGTTCGCCTGACCAATGGCCTTGGTATTTGCACCATTGGTGATGTGGAACCCGTTGATCGTCGCGCCCGTCGCACCAACTGTGGGGAATGTCACCTGCGGGTAGACAGTCTGCCGACCAAGGTTCGTCGGCCGTTCTGCCAATGCTCCCCACGTCGCTGTGGCAAGAGACTGCCTCGCGTAAGACGTATACACCGTCTCCGTGATGTTGGCAATCGTCTGCGCATGCGTGATGACTGTCGTGTTCGTCTGCGATGTGAACAGACATAGATTGGCAGTTGTTTCACGTGTGTCGTTCTTTGGGTACTGACCAAGCCACACGTCCAATCCTTCGTCCGGCATCATCTGTGCCATGTAGAACAAAGGATCATGTTCCATTGGCAGGTAGTCTTGGTAATGAAGATGATGCCTCACTGCTTGTCACCTTCCTCGACTGTCTCGACTGCCTCGACTTCCTCGGCTCCGTTTCCTTCCTTGGCTTCGACTAGTTCATTGACCACAGCCTGTGCATTCTCTGCCGTCAATTCGTCCTTGTCATCAGCCACACGAGCAGCTACCTGATCATGAATTTCCTGATGCGGGTCGTTGCCTTCAGGAGCTACCTCGTATTCCTCGTCCAGCAACTCGCCAGGCTCGCCACAATTCGGGCAAACACCTTCACCAAAATGCTCAGGCTCGGGATCGCCCGTCAAGTTCGTGATCTGTTCCTTGGTAGCACCACCTGTAAAACGACCTTTGGTGGCCCGACTTCCGAGTGTGCAACCAGTGGTGCTGCACTCGTAGACATTCATCCAACTACTCCTTTCGGTTCAGGCAAAGGGCCACCAAGCGCATGAACGTTAGGACGACGACACTCTTGGCAATGTCTTGCTTCGGTGCCGTCTTCCACAAACAGGTTTTCACAGCACGAGCACTGATGAAGTCGATGAATGCCTGGCTTGAACTCGATGCCAAGCTCGAACCCCAACAGACGTACTTGCTCCTCTGTGATCACCTGACGCTTGACGCGATCATGCACGCAGTAGACGGCGGCTGTGCCACCGAGAACTAGCCTTGGCCCAATTGATGATTGGTGGCTCATCCCGCCTCCTTGGTAAGAGAACGCGCAAAGGGTCGAGTCTCGCGCTCGACCCTCTACATGTTTGGTAACTACGGCAGTGCGATCTTCCCGACCGACTGGTCGAGATTGGCAAACAGATCACGCCTAGTACGAGCAACCTGCTGACCTTCGATGAGCCGGGAGATGTCGGGCGGCCCAAGGTCGATCCGAAGATCGTGATGGACAAGCTCCTTCATCTTCCGCTGCGGGAAGATCAGGTACGCCGTCTTGGCAGTCACGCCAGGATAGTTGTACACGTTCGATCCGACCGTCAGGTCTTCACCGTCGTAGTAGATGATCGTCTGGATTGGCACGTTCGGCAACGCATTGCCGTTTACGTCCCACACCGGCGTAAGTAGCGCCGTCTCGATCTGGAAGCGATCAGCCTCCGAAGCAAGAAGGACACTTCCCGTACGACGCGGTGTTGCCATTACCGACTGCGAATACGCAGCCTGAAGTGTCAGGCTCGTCTTCTCCGCGAGCGTCGCGCCCGTGGCATTGGCAGCAGTAAGGTTACCGCCGGGGTACGTGTAGCCGATGATCACACTCAGGTGGTTGTGATTCAGCAAGGCGTTGTACGCACGTCCGAAGGCGCGCGTGTTCTCCTCGATGCTCCACGTCCGGTCGAACTCGATCATGTCCTCTGTCCACTCAAAACCAGCGGCATAGGTCTTGATCGTGCCCACCGAGGGTGAACCCTTGGCAAGCGTACCGAACTCGACCTCTCCACCCTCAAACTTCTGAGTGAAGCGGACATTGGCAGTGAGCGTGTAGTCGTCGATCTGATACATGCCGCCAGGGAAACCACCAGCGGGTGCAATCCGCTGATAGATCGGCCCGTAGAGGAGGGGGATGTCAGCAAGCCCGAAGGCCACGTCGATCTTTACCTTCTCCAACAGAGCCATCTGACCCTGAGCAGTGTCGATCATCTCTCGCACGAGGGGCTTCTCAGTGACCTTGGTACTCGTGTCGTACGGGAAGTAGTTCAGGCCACCATCCTTGTGCATCTGTTCTGCGAGCATGTCAGGAATGATCACGCCCTTGGCACTACGACGGTTCTTGTCGATCATCTCGCCCACGAGAAGCTTCTGGCTCTCAGGGTCGATATGCCGCCAATACTGCTCCGTCTTGAAGTTCGGATGAACGGTTTTCACCTTGGTACCCTCCTTTCCTTACGTGCCGAACTTGTTGACCGCAGACTGCATGACGCGGCCTTGGATGTACCCTGCGGCGTTCTTGGTCGCAGTGACCTGGAAACAGGGCTGTTGACCGTTCGCAGCCGCAGCCGCCGCGACAAGATGCGTGTCGCCGCGCTGGAACGTTGTTGAATCATTGGTAGTCCAGTACATGAAGTCACCGACTGCCGGTGCATTTCCTGCCGCGACCTTGATTTCGTAAATCGCGGCTGGATCTGCCTCGAATGCCAAGGTTCGATCCGTCTGTGAAGCATCCTTGGCACCGATTGCTACACCGTTCCAACCACCGATTCGATACAGGTCAAGATCGTTGATCACCTGACCGGCAGGAGCGGCGGCGTTGAACGCTTTACCGTCTGAAACCTTGCGTCCCATCTCGTTCCTCCTCTCCTACTTCTCGGGATTGGCCAGTTCGGCGTCCTTGGCATCGAATGCCTCGACCACCGAAACGAACTCTGCGCCGCTGCGCCCGTACAGGGCACGAAGCTCAGCAACGTCATCCGCAGTCTCGGCATCGTCCACTGCCGTCTTCCACTGCGTTGCGTTCCACTGCTTTGCCTCCTCGACGCCTTCCTCGTACTCCTTGACACGACCACTGATCGTATCGAGGTTGCCGGAGACTGCCAGTCCGTATTCACGTGCCTTGGCCTGCCAATCACCCTTCAGCCAGGTGTCCTTGTCCTCCGGGTACTCGTGCGCAGGCGTTGCTACTGCCTTCTCACGAGCGCCAGGCGTACCGGCACCACCAGCCGAGACTGCATTGGGATCAGAAGCGTTGAGCGCATCGGACATGTCCGCGCTGTTCTCATCCTGCACCCCTGTCACCACGTCACGCTCGCCGCTGTGCGCGTCCAGCGTGGACTGCCCGTAGTCCGGGGAGATTTCCATGGGGTGCTGATCCAGGTCGAGATTGATCGACCCTGATGCCGCCATAGGATCATTCGGGTTCGTGTACGAAGCAGGCGGTACGATGATCTTGTTGAGCACTGTCACGTTCTGCGCCTCCTTTGTCGCGCCAAGTGACGGATGCTCCTTGTCCGCCACAGCGATGTCCTGCACATTTCCGTCTTCCGTTGCCATCTTGGCACTCCTCTCTAGGACACCGTGACGCGACTGCGCTCAGTCACGTAGCGGTTTTTCTTCTGGCCATCACCATGGCCACTGCCAAGCTCCTCGCGCCGACGAACTGCGGCAGGAGCTTGCTCACCGACAAGAAGCTTGATGCTATCGGACGTGTCGAACGCTGTATCCACCATCTCGCCAACGAGCTTCTTGGCAGCTTCCTCATCAGTAGCGTCGGCGGCCTTCGCCTCCATCTCACCAACAGGAAGCAGATCGCGCACGATCTGACGGTGCCCTTCATCTTCGATCTTCTCGCCAAGAACCTTATCCAGTTCGGCCTTGACAAGCTCGGCCGCCTTGGCACCCAGGCGAGACATGAGGGTTGTGACCGTATCGAGGGCCGACTTGCCATCCTCGACCTTGAGGAGCTTCTTGATGCTGCCAAGCTCATCGACGGCGGCCTCGCCGTCCTTGACCTTCTCCTCCATCTCTCCGACGGTCTTCTTGTGCTCCGCGTCCAACTCGGACACGAGCAGTGCGTAGCCGTTCGGGTTGTCCTTCTTGAACTGCTCAGGCGTCACCTGAGCAAGATCGACTTCAGCCATCTTACTGTCCTCCATTTCACCAGCGATTGCGACGATGCTTGAGCTTGGCATTCCTTCACTGTTCTTCCTAGCCCAATCAATCGTCAGAAGGTCGAAGTCCCGCATCTCAACACCACGACCGGGGATGGGGATGTGATTGGCACGCCCCCACCATGAAACACCACGTACCGCCTTGGCCTTGATCAATTCCCTGATCTTGGCACCTTTGTGGTTGTACCCAACGAAGTAGGCAACACGAACCATCTCACCCACACGCTCTTTGAGTTGGGACGG